AAATTGCAAACGTTTCTTTAGTTAGAGGTTCTAGCGGACTACCGTCCCACGGCTTAGCATTCCCGCTGTCATCTCCAACCTTGATGTTAGGAAATGTTAGGGTTATAGGCCCGCCGTCTTCCTTGCAATCGTTGTAGAACTCGACTGCGTCGTTAGAATAATTCATCAGCCTCTAACCACGTCCGCAAAGGCCAAGCTTCCGACCGCTTCTCGATCTTTCAGAACAGCTAACCAACTATCAACGGCCGGAAGTGTAGGCATGCTATTGCCTGCACCTTCGAACCATTCACGCTTGATTGCCGGGTTGTCTTTACGCTTAAGTTGCGGTCCTGCGCTAACATTAGGCGTCAGACTTAGACCGTCAAAGCTTGCTAATGCCGCTGCCATTTGTGCGAATTTTACTTGTGACGGAATTAGATTGTCAGGGTATTCTTCCGAGTCGGCGGTTAGATAGACGCCGTTCCTAGGATAGATGCCTGATTGCGTCTCGCTTTTGCGGGAACCTTTTAATTCAGCTTCAAATAAATTAAGATAATCCCATGCTCTTGTTAAATGAATTTCAGCCTGTTGAGTCGTCATGGTGACGCCTCTGGTCGCGGCGTATGGCACTAGAGTATTAGCAGAGACAAAGCTATTAGCGTCATCCTTAGCAGTGCCGTCTTCTAACTCTAGTGCCATTTTCCTAAGTCCCCATCATATTATCAAAAGACTATATTATTTGTCTTTTGAACTTTTGTTCTGTTGCGTCGGTTGCGTCGGTTGCTTGCCGAATCCACCTTCGCTTTCTTGCTTTTCTCGCTTGATCGCGGCTGCTTCTCGCTGTGATGCAGTCTGTGCGGTAGCATCACCGTCGCTGTTTTCCGTTGATCCTTTTGAAGTGTCGTTGCCGGGTTCGTTCTCGCCACTTCTGTTGTTCTGTAGAAAGTTCCTGTAGTTGAAGTCTTCGGCTTCCTTTTGTGCCGATCCTTTGCGCTCTTTGCGCGCGGCCTTTCTTTTTTCGAGAGATAGCATTTTACTATTCCTGTGATTGGCTAAGGCTGTATTTCAAGCCTTAGCGTAGTTGCAGTTAATAGTTAGCTAGCCTTATGCCTGTGCCTTGGCGTAGCTAACAAGGAACGCCATCGGAACCGCACTTCGCGGAACAACTCGCGTCCAATTGGCCGCTGCATTCAATTCCGCATGCGTCGGACTGAATTCAGCCGGCACTGCCGGATCGGTCCAATTGAACCCATACGGGTGCATGACCCACGTATGTCGTTCCCAAAGCGTTTCTTGCCCACCGCCGTTACCGGCCGACGCGGAACTCACCACTTCGACAGGCTTTTTCGGAGTGCCCTCGCCAAATGCCAGGCACGTTCCCGCACTGGCCCCGAACCCGATAGAACCGCGACCAAGCAGGATAGAGGTAAATTTACGTGCGTTACCTGCTCCCGACACTAGGGAAGGGTCATCCGTCGTAATGACGTTAAGTCCCTTATACTGGCGAAGAATGATTCTGCCTTCGCTGTCCTTAACGAAGTCAATTTCGTCTTCTTTGGCCATCACAGATGCGATCATGGAGTGGACCACGATAGTCGTGAAGACATCTGCGTTCTGACCGGCAGTGTAAGCTGCATCCAAGAATGCATTGCTGTTGAAGACAGCGGCGTCACCGGTGCCGCCTGTGATATCCAAAACCATATCAGAAGCGTTTTTGGACACGTTGGAGTCACGAAGTCCAACTAGGATTGCTCCTAGCCTCTTGGTCTTCATTACCTCCCAAAAGTTGCCGGTTCGATTGCGGATATGTTGCATCGGCGAAGTGCCGATGAGTTCCTGCACAAGATTCATCTCCGACCAACCGTTGTTGACGAACGCCTTGCGGCTGTTCATCGTCCCGGTAGTCACAGAATCCGGCACTGCATGGTCATCGGGATCATCGTTCGAATAGTTAGGCTCGCCCGACGTATCAAGATCATTCCAGAAGGGAACAACCAGGGTCCGGCCACCTGTGCGCGCCATCGTGTCGAATACCTCGGAGCGGGAAAGAATACCGCTCTCGGCAAGACGACGATTGGCGGGAGTCAAAACAGCGGTATAACTGTCATAGACTACCGGAACGACAGCGTCCGAAAGTTGGACAACAGAAGTAGACATGCGAAGGCCCTATTATTTGAGGATTAAGGTTAATCAGCCTCAGTAACCTCGCGCCGTCTGCGCATGTTCTGCTGATTGTCTTGCGAACTCTGTCGGATTGTCCCTCTGCAAGGCAATCCGTTCTTGGTCGTTCAGGTCTTTGAAAGCTTTGGAGCCGCCTGCTCCTCCACCTTGGCCGTTCATGCCAGCACCGCCGCCAGAACCGCCACCCGCGCGAATAATAGCTTTGTAATCGGGATTTGCAACTAGCGCGGCCTTGAATTCATCACGCGTCATGGACGACGGTTGACCGTCTTTCATGATGCGGACCTTGACAGCCTCAGATAGCGACTTGCTATCTGATAGATTCAACTTTGAGAAATCCCCAAGCTCAACGCTAATTTGATCGATGATCTCTCTTCGCATCATGCGCGGGCTTGTCGAAATCTCTGTCGCGAGACTATCAGCAAATGCGTTGATGGCCATATTGCGAATAGCAGTCTCGAAATGCTCTCGATCCTTTGTTCTGCCTTCTTTTTCGGCAGTGATCTTTTCGTTCCAATCCTTTTCCAACGCATCGATGTTATTGTCTTTTTTATTCTTATTTGTCTTGTTAGCGTCTTGTTCCGCCTTCATCGCATCGAATTGCGTTTGCAGCGCTGCCATTGATGTTGACAGTTCGTTAGCTCTACGTTCCGCACTATCGGCGCGATCCTTCTCGGCTGTCTTTGCCGTGATAAGCGCTGACGTGTCTGTGTCTCTTTCGGCGTCCAAAAGGTAGTTGTCACCGTCTTTCTTATATACGTTCTTTTTCCAAGCATCATCGCCAACAAAAGCGTTATACTCGGCGGCACTGATTTTCTGCTTAAACATAACTTATCCCTATGCTATGATTGCGCCTAGAGTTTCCCGATACTGTCTCAAATCAAGTTCACGAACAGGGATAAACTTGTTTGGATCAATACCGGCATCTTGACCTTTGGAAATTCTCTCTGCGATCTCGAAAGGCAAAACTCTTCGATAGAAGCTTTCGGGCTGAAGCTTTAACCAGTCAAGTAAATTCTTCGGTTGATCAGGCTCATTACCGGCATACGGCACCGTTCTAGAGCGGCAACGAGTGTGGGCAGGCGTGATCGGACCTTGCCCGTATTTATAGACTAGGCGATTTCTACTTAAGCAAATATCCGTAGTTCTTCCATCAAGGATAGAAAGCCATATATATTCATCAAAGAATAACGATTGAATCTTGTTCTGCACAAAGCCTGACACATGTTGAATAGACGTTTCAACTGTAGCTTTCGCAAGATTCATGTATCTGGCGCCAACTCCGCCTTGTCGTTTACGTTTCATATTAGGAAGTTTTTTATACTCACCTAATAGACCATTTTTAATTTCGCTAATCTTAAGACGATTAGCAAATCCTTTCTTAAATTCTGTTTCGATAGCCCCAATGTAAGCTTTACCAAAATTATCTATATACTCAGTTACAGTCAAACCACTTGCGGCGAGAATCGCGTTGCTATTATTTGCCCACACTTGAGCTTGATATTTAGTGCCAAACTCTTTGAGCGGGACATTACGCAAAGGTTGTGTGCTAACGTTTTTAATAATGCTAGCGGTCATTTTTGTTTCAATGCCGCATAGTTGTTCAAGGAAAGATAGAAATTCTATAGTGTAAAACACATATCGCTCTACGGCTATTTCCCTAAGCTGTTTCAGAATAAGAAGCAACTTGCCTTTACTCAATTCATCCAAAGAGCTAACGTCTAACTGTTCTAATTCATCAAGATAAAAATTTAGAATGCCAATTATGACATCTTCTGAAAGTCTCGCCTCACGTTCCTTGACCGCCTCCAAAAACAATTGATGGCGGATCATCGCATCATAAATATCAGGCATTAAGATTAACCTCAGAATTTGATTTAGACGTTTCACCGCCTATTTTGCCGGTCGCTTGAGCTTGGGCTTTCAATCTTTTTGTCTCGATATCAATATCAGCTTCTGTTTCGCTTTTAATGACGTTCTTAGCCAAAACGTCGTCGCCTAGTTTAAGGCCGGAATTACGCAAGTTCTCACGCGCTTCTTCAAATGTGACAAGATCAGCTTGGTACTCACTAACAAGTTGCGCTCGATCTGCACTTGACGAAAAGATACGATCGAATTTCTTGTTAAGCACGAATTTGATAGACGAATCTGTTGCGTCACCGTCCTGTGTCTGTGCGCCTGCAAAAATAGCTGCCCATTCAAGGCAAAAGACAATTGCTTTTTCAACATTATCAGCGATAGAGCCTAGTGTTGAATTCTCTGCAATCAAATCCGATCCAGCTTCTGTTGCAGTCTTAGCTGGTCCTTTTCTGACTTCGATAAACTTAGCGCCAAGATTGCGCATCTGTTCTTCTTTATGTTTCATTGCCTCAAAGGCAAGGGTCGTTCCTTTCACCTGCACAATATTCATTGTCGCATTGGTAGGAAGTAAGACAGCCTTGCGCGAGCCAAGATAAACCTTACCTTTAAGTTGGTCTTTGATCCATTCTTTATCCAGACCGGTAATGAAAGGTGTCGGTTGTCCGACGATATAGCAAACGTCTTCATGCTCCGCTGAATTGATGTAATGACCTTCGTTTGTATCGACAAGCTGCTCAATAGGAGGCTTATCAACAGATGAACTGTTGTTCTCGGCTCCGATAAAGGTAAATGGGATTTCAGTTAGATTTTTTCCCTGATTGTCTCTAGGAAAAAAGATCAGTTTAGAGAAAGGATAGTTGCCAGCGCTAGAATTATCCAGTCGACCGGCAATATAAGTCCTATCATCTTTAACAGGCGACTGTGCTGATCCCGGTTCATTCTTACGCCAAATCGTTTGACGATAGATCGCGTTTTCCGACAGTTTCTGCGTAGGCTCGCGCGTATCGGGATCAACAAGCTCCAACACTCTCCATTGGTCGAACCGCTTGGCTTCAAAATCTCCCGGCAAACGAATGGTTGCGATTTCTTTAAGAACAACAAGAGTGAGGTAAACTTTTGCACCCTTGCTCTGTTCATCCCAATTGATGATATCTCTTGCCTGATAATTAAGAATAACAGGTTGGATATCGCCTTTTTCGATATCAGCCCGCGTTACGTCTTTCCCGTTAGTGTCGGGATAATCGCACAGCATGCCGGCGCGGCCGTGCTTGATGACAAGAGCAATCGAATTTTTGGCAGTCTGTGACAAGCTCACGCCTGATCCATTGGCGTTCTTCGTAACAACCTCAAGAATGGACGGAACTTTTATTTGAGGATCTTTTTCAAAGACTAATCCTAGCAGTCCTTCCAAAGTCTTGCCACAAAAGTTGATATATTTAGCACGCCTCAGATAATTTTCATATCTTTTATTGCGTGCAGAGTTTGCGTCATCTTCTATTTCCATATTCGGAATAGGCAGATAACGCGCACCTTTAGCCTTGACTGATCTTTCACCTTCGCAAAAATCATCGATCTTTTCATAGACCGGAAGCATATCGCTAAGTTCTTTACGAACGTGATCAACACCAGCCATGGCAGTTTACCCCATCTCTACATCTAGTTTATCGGTTCCGACTGCAAGCTTACGCACGCCGGCAAGCAATCTATAGCGAATCGCATCCCAAATATGGTCTTCGGATGTAGTGTCAATATCATCCGGGTTGTCTTCATCGCGCGGAAGTGTGGGCAATAAAGCAAGCGTTAAAGTGCAATGCTCCATAACATAGAAGCCCGCCCCTTCTTTATTTAGAGACGCTTCTAGTCTGTCTCTTAGAAGTTGCAGCCCTATTTCTCTAGAGCCCTTTGATTTGTTGCTCTTTTCCCATTCACAACCTACATCGGCCATTTTTGTTTCAATAGTCTCTTCACCTGTGTCAATAACGTTTGATATCTGATTATCGGCAGGGCCGGGATAAAAAGGTGCATGAACCCATTTTCTAGTTATTCCATCAAATCCCTTTAATTTCTTTTCATATTTAATAATGTCTTGAGCAACTTTTCTTGCTGATTCGCGCCTGCCCACATTTGTGCCCGTTTCATCTGCACCGTATAACTCGCCAATTACGATGATACTGCCAGCAGGAAATGACTTAGTTAAACCGTTCCATGTGATTTCTTCACCATTGCTTTCGGCAAACCATATGCAAGCATAAGGCTTAGTTGATCCCCAATCAAAAGCTCGGTTAACATACCAATTAGACGGAATTTCAAATCTTGGAACTTTATGAATACGCAAATTCCATAGATCATCAATCGCGCCGCCTGATACGATATTCCAATCACCGGCTAGCCATGCCTTACGTCTGTTAGGGTCTTTCTGTCCTTCAAGGTTAGCAACGTAAATGGGATCGAGATAAATGTTTTCTTTATATGTTCCGAAGATTGCAACTTGTGTGAGACGAATGTCTTCTCTCTGTTGCGTTCTCGGGTTTAAGACGTTTTTCTTAACCTTAGTGTGAATCACACCATACTGAGCAACATCGATAAAGTCTCGCTTGACCCATGCATGCCCTGGTCCCCATGGGTTACATGTGGAGAAAAATTCGAGAAACATAGGTTCCGGCAGTTCACCCTTTGGACCGACCGTTAAACCTTTTTCTTTATCGAAAATTCCCCCTACCCATCCATCCTTTAACGGATCATAAGATGATCGATTAATCGAACGCATTGCGTCATAAACTTCGCCGGTAGGATATTTCGTAAGCTCATTAAAGCCAATAAAAGGAAATTCTTGCCCGTGATAATCCCAATAATCAATCATGTCTTTGGCAACGCGAAACAGAAGCTCCTCGCC